ATTTGCTCACCTAAAAAATCGATGACAAATTCTGCATTGTATCTACCTGCTTTCTTTGTGTCTCTTAAACTAAATCTATAACTAAAGGTATATTTTTCATCTGCTGGAAAAGCAGGTCTGTCATTTCTAATAACAAGATTTGCAGGTACGTTTGCAATACGATATAAACCAGTTTGAGCATCAATCATTGAAAATGTAACAGCAACGTTTTCAAGCATATCCTCTGTAATATTATACATTTCCATTACTTGTTGAACAAGTGGATATTCTAATTCAGGAAGAGTGCTATCTTTCTTAATAAAAAAATTGTTAATGTCGAATGTACTATAATTCATAATTATGTTGTTTGTTCTTCTTTACTATTAGCTTTAACTTCATCTACAATTTGTTTTTGATCTGATCTGAATTCATCTGTATGATATTCTCTCATTAATTCATCTCGATCTCCACCAATTCCACCAATTCTTCTCTTAACGGTTGCTGCAATTCCATCACCAAGAAGACCCAATGTAACCGCATCAAAATTACCGAACGGATGACCATTTATTTCAATATAAAATCTAAAAAGTATATATGTACATAAAATTGTTGCTAAATATCTGCGCCAGTTATCAAAAAACCAGAATTTCCAACTCCATTTAATTGGTGTGTGTGAGCTTTGAACATCCCTACCACTTACTTCGGTTAAAAAATAAATAATATATCCAATAACAAAGAACCACAAATATCCCAATAATTGAACTGTACTATATTCTCCAAAAACTGTTTTAAGAAATTCATTCATACGCTCATAATTAATATTTACTATAAACACATAGTTATTTTTTAAGTTATTGATTTTAATATACCACAACAAAAATTAAGTATTGAAAATGTTGATGGAAGTGCTGTCAATACTGATATACTGCAAGTTGCACCACTTGTTGGAAATTTAGCTTGATATGTATCTGCTAAACAAGCTGCACCTTCAATAAATTTAGGCGCAGTTGCTTGTGTTGTGAAACTTGGTGAAACTAATGGTGCTGCTGCTGATGTTAAGCCTGAAACATAGCCTAAATATGCGGGTTTATTTTGAATACTTGCCCATTGTGGACTCATATTTACTAACAATGGTGGTTGTATAAAGCCAAACACATCTGTACCAGCATAATGAAGTGTAGCAGTTTTTGCGCCACCTGTTGTTTGAGCAAGAATACGAAGTACAAGTCTATCAGTAGCATTCATTGTAGTACCACTATAAATTTGAGAAATTTGATATTCTTGTAATGTTGTAACGCCAATATCTGGTGTCGAAGTTCTAAATAAGAATGTTAATGTACCACCTGTTGAATATTTATAAGTATCCCAATGTAAAAAATTAAGACCAGTAACACTTGACCATTGAGCATGACTATGAAATGTCCATAATCCTGAAGGTATTGAAGTAACTGAAGGAATATCAGAATCCGTAATAAATTCATCAATCAATACGGTATTATCATTAAGTCCTGTTGTACTCTCGGTATAACCAGATGTTGTTAATTGACTGGTTGTCATTCTTTCATAAGTACCAACATTTGCTGGAAGATGTTCAATATAAAAAATTGTAGCTGTTTGTATTTGGCTTAATTGATTGATTTCTGTTTGTAAATATGATAAATCAGTGGGTAAATTTGTTACTTGATTTTCAGTAATGGTTATACCAGATTGTTTATAGTGAATTGTAGTATCACCAGTATGATTATTATATGTTGTTCTATTTGCAAATTGATTAGGAGCAGTAGTGCCAGTATATGTATTAATACCTGCTTTTTGTTGATAACATGAAGCTGATGAACTACCAAGACATAATGCATTTCCAGCAGTGGTTGAACATAATGCGGTACTACCTGTGTTAAGATAATATGTTGATAAACGATTATTTAATTTTGTTGAATCATTTGCACAAGCATTAATGCCTAAATACAAATTCGGTGCTGTTATTCCAGTATAATTATTAAAAATAGAAATATTTAACTTAGTATCAGCATAACCTTTATCAATAAGTGAACGATTACTAAAACTCGCACTATAATCACCCCCATATTCAATACCTGCAGTATTTCCAACGCCTCTTGTTATTGTTGTTGTGCAAATTAATGTACCACCAAGTTTAACACGATGTGGACTAATACAAGTCAAACCGTTATTGGCTGATGTGATACCTGTAAAGGTAGTCATACCACTATTAGTAAAATCTCCATCAAATAAATATTGTTTTCCTGAGAATAAATCTGTTGCAAATGTTGCCATACATATAAACATTTAAGATAAATACTAAGAATAAAACAATTTGATGTTGATTATAAAATAAAAAGGGAAATAATTTCCCTTTCATTAATGTTTTATATTTTAAATCAATTTATTGATAAGTATATCCACTTCTACAACTCCAAGCAAATTTAAATGACTGATTGCCATCTGGGAATAATGAATACCATACCGTACCATTTTGACATATAAATTTTATTTGCCAATTGTTAGCATCTTCATTATTTCCGTTTAGTGACACACCAACATAAATTTCAGATGGCGACACATTATCCGTTAATGTATATGGTGTAAAGTTAAAACTTTGAACATTCATATCTGTTTTAAAATCTGACATATTTATTTGTTTTATTATAAATACTTATTAAAACAACTTTATTTGTTGATTTATATTTAAAATTATTTTATGGCGCAATTATTGTATCACCACCCCAAATACCACCATTTCTACATTGAACAACCAATGTTGCTCCGCTTGTTACAAATCTCCAACTACCATCTGTATTTTTATTACCTAAATATAAATAATTACATGTACCATTTACAATTTCAGTAGTACCACTTATTACTACTCTTTTTGTATCAAATTCACCATAAATTAATGAACAATCACTGCAGTTTGCTATATGTAACTTATTTGAACCTTTTTCAAAATATCCTGCTTGTCGTCCAATTGCAACATTTGTGTTACCAGTAGTACCAGTATAAAGTGCTTGATGACCTATTGCTGTATTATTACAACCAATTATATTGTTATATAATGTAGCACAACCAATTGCCATATTAGTATTACCACTTATATTATTATACATTGAAGACGGACCGATTGAAGTGTTTTGAGAACCAATAGTATTACAATATAATGCAGAAGTACCATATGCAAGATTATAACAACCAGTTGTATTACGATTAAGTGATACAGGACCGACTCCGATGTTATCACCACCAGTTGTGTTATTTCTAAGTACACCATTACCAACTGCGGTGTTTTCAGGACCACAACTATTATTACCAAGTGCACCATTTCCAATTGCAATATTATTATCTCCACAAATATTACAATAAAGTGCTTCACAACCCATTACAATATTACTAATACCAATTGTATTATTATACATTGCAAAAAATCCAATTGCAATATTATCATTACCAGTAGTATTATTTGCAAGTGTTGCATATCCATTGGCTATATTGTGACAACCTGTTGTATTTACACCAAGTGAAAATGCACCAACACCCACATTATTACAACCTATTGTATTTCCAGCAAGTGTTTGACTTCCAATTGCAAGATTATAATTACCGCTTTTATTTGTATATAATGCACATTCACCTAAAGCAATGTTTTGAGTGCCACCCGTATTCCAATAAAGTGCTTGATAACCATTTGCAACGTTATTACTACCACACATATCATGATAAAGTGCCTGATAACCAATTGCAACGTTATTACTACCGCCAGAATTACTGTAAAGGGTAGCGTAACCAATTCCAACGTTATTATTAGCTCCTGCATTACTATAAAGAGCACAAGCACCATTTGCAATATTACCACATCCACTTGTATTAAATGCAAGTGCTTGAAAACCATTTGCAATATTATCACAACCAGTTAAATTATTTTGAAGCGCAGAACTTCCATATGCTACGTTACCGCAACCACTTGTATTACCATTAAGAGCATATGTACCAAATGCAATATTTTCGCAACCAGTTAAATTACTTTGAAGTGTAGCAGTACCAAAACCAATGTTTGTACTTCCACTTGTGTTATTTTGAAGTGCATTATATCCAAAAGCTATATTATAACTACCAACTAAATTATTTTGAAGTACATTATATCCAAAAGCTATATTATAACTACCACATATATTACTTGATAATACTCGATTACCACTTGCTATATTATGATTACCATTTCTATTTGAAAAAAGTGCACATAATCCATTAGCAATATTGCCAGTACCACCAGTATTATTATAAGGTGCACAATTACCATGTGCAATATTATCACTACCAATTGTATTATAATATAATGCAGAATTTCCAAATGCAATATTATCACAGCCAGAAATATTGTTAAATAATGCCGTAACACCATTTGCTATATTATTGCATCCTGTTGTGTTGTTATAAAGTGCTAAAGTGCCAATAGCAATATTTTGAGTACCACCAGTATTATTATAAAGAGCAGAATAACCTATTGCAATATTATTATTACCAATTGAACCATTTAAAAGTGCTGATTTACCTATAGCAATATTACAACTACTTCCAGAACTATTACCAAGTGCATTAGTACCCATTGCAATATTATCAGAACCTATAATGTTTTGATTAAGTGCCAAGAAACCAATTCCAATATTATCACAACCAGTTAAATTATTTTGAAGTGCATGGTCGCCAATTCCGATATTAAAACATCCTGTATTATTATTATACATTGTTTGAAAACCGATTGCAATATTATCACAACCTGAAGATGACATATTTCTACCAGCACTAACGCCATATAAAGTATTACGTATAAATGTATATCCGCTTGCAACTGTGTCACAACCTGCAACAGTATTACCACATACTAAATTTGACCAACCAATACCACCACCGCTTGGATTTTCCCATGTACTATTACCTAAAGAATCTGATGTTAAAATTTTTCCCGCACCAGCATTTGATAATATTGATAATGTTGCACCACTTCTTATTTCAAAGTCGCCATAAATGCGTGTGCTACCAGATAAATTAAGCGTTTCACCAGAAAACTGTTCAAATTTATTACTATTTAGATTGGGTTTTGTATCAACTGCCATTTGTTTTTAATTTTAATTTTTGTTATTAATTATAAATACTCAAATTAATATCAATACTTTTCATTTTTATTAATATAATACATTTACTGTACCACCAGCATCCTTATACACTAACTTACCAACATTTGTTGAAAAGTATATGCTATTGTTTGGCATTCCTACATCTGCACAACTTGCTGGTTTTATAGCACAGCTTGCTTCAATACAACCACAAATTTTTACATAATTATTATCAAATTCGCCATAAATCAACGAACATGCTGCTTTATTAGCAATATGCAATCTGCTTGAATTTGTTTCGCCACTACCTGCAGTATATCCTATTGTAACATTACAACTACCAGCAATATTATTATATAGTGTTTGATATCCAAGTGCTGTATTATGAATACCAGTAGTATTTTTTGTCATGCTTTGATAACCTATTGCAATATTCCAAGAACCGCTTGTATTACAAATAAGTGAACCTTGTCCCACAGCAATATTGTTACCACCAGTAATTGGAGCATTCGGTCCTTGCATTGTAGCATAACCAATTGCAATATTATAATTACCAGTAGTATTACACATAAGTGCATTTATACCAATTGCTAAATTAGCAGTACCACTGGTATTATAGCCAAGTGCAACACTACCCATTGCAATGTTATTACCACCCGTTGTGCTATTCATAAGTGCTTGAATACCAATACCAATATTAGCAGTACCAGTGGTATTTTTATTCATTGCATAATAACCATTTGCAATATTATATGAACCTATTGTATTATCATTAAGTGCATTCTGACCCAATGCAACGTTATCATTACCAGTACTATTATTTTTAAGTGCTTGATAACCAACGGCTACGTTATAACAACCAGTTTTTGCACCAGCAACTACACTTCCATACATTGCTTGATAACCAAGTACCGCATTACCAGTACCACCACTATTATAATATAATGCACCATATCCTACTCCAGTGTTGTAGCATGCAGCACAGTTATTTGAAAGTGAACTACTACCGACAGCAGTATTAAAACATCCAGTAGTTGTAAATACAAGTGAACTTCCGCCAATGCCAACATTATGACAACCAACAGTATTGTTTTGAAATGCACCATTACCAAGTCCAATATTATCACCACCAGTTGTATTAGAATATAAAGCAAAGAATCCAAGAGCTATGTTATCAGTACCTGTAGTATTAGCTTGCATTGCACCATATCCAATTGCAATGTCTTGTTGACCAGTTGTATTGGCTTTCATTGCATTGTTGCCAAGTGCAACATTGTAAATACCTGTTGTATTTAAACAAAGTGCACCATTGCCAATAGCAAGATTACCAGCACCAGTTGTATTTGTTGTAAGTGCATTCAATCCAAGTGCCACGTTATCATAACCATTTGTGTTTGATGCAAGTGCACGCTTACCAAGTGCAATATTATTAACACCTGTTGTATTTGATGCAAGTGTAGAATCTCCTTGGGCAATATTATCACAACCTGTTAAATTATTAAATAATGCATAATAACCAATTGCAATGTTGCAATTACCAGTTGTATTACTCTTAAGTGCACTGTAACCAAATGCAATATTCCAGCAACCACTTGTATTGCCATAAAGTGCAGCATAACCAAGACCTATGTTATGACAACCACTTGTATTAGTTTGAAGTGCAGTACTTCCAAGACCAATGTTATTAGTACCAGTTAAATTACTTGAAAGTGCAGAAGTACCCAACGAAATATTATCTGTACCAGTTGTATTGTTTCTGAGTGAAGTAAAACCAAGTGCAATATTATAACTACCAGTTGTATTTCCCATAAGCGCAGATACTCCAAGAGCAACGTTTTGAGAACCAGTTGTATTAGTATAAAGTGTCTGACAACCAATTCCAATATTGCAACCACCACTTGTATTTACACGAAGTGAATTTAAACCCATAGCAATATTGTCACTACCACTTATATTACTATAAAGTGCATGGCAACCTTGTGCAATATTATTGCAGCCACTTGTGTTTTGATAAAGTGTCATACAACCTTGTGCAATATTATCACAACCAGTTGTATTAAATTGAAGTGCGCATGCACCTTGTGCAATATTATTGCAGCCACTTGTGTTTTGATAAAGTGCTAAATATCCACTTGCGAAATTATAATTACCACTTATGTTTTGACGTAAAGAGTTATAACCAAGTCCGATATTATCATGACCAATTGTATTTGTTGTTAATGATGTATTTCCAATTGCAACGTTATTATAACCAATTGTGTTATTACTAAGTGCTGAACCACCAATTGCAATATTAGTACCACCTGTTGTATTAGCATAAAGTGCACCAGTACCAAGTGCAATATTACCACTACCAATTGTATTACTGCAAAGTGCCTGATAACCCATAGATAAATTATTTTTACCATCGGTATTTTTTACAAGTGCCTGATAACCAATTGCCGTATTATAACAACCACCAACAGTTTTACAAAGAGCCTCAAAACCAATACCGACATTACCAAGACCATTAATAGTAATACTTTTACCTGCACAAACACCTATAAATGTATTACATAAACTTGTAGTACCACTTGCAATTGTTCCACACCCAATTACTGTTGAACCATTAGTTAAATTAGACCAACCCATACCACAAATTGTAATGTCATTTGCAGTACAAGAAATACCAATACCACCACCAGCCAATAATGATTTAAATCTTAAACCATAATTAGTAGTTGTTGCATATACAGCATAACCACTACCTAAACTCGTTGCGCCAGTAATTGTCCCGCCACCACCAGTACCACCACTTATAACACCAGTACTTAATCTACCATTTGAATCGATATATATTCCACATGTTTCTACAGTTTTTACAGGTAATCCACACACATAAACTCTGCCATTTGTAAGTGTGCCAGTACCTGAACGCAATGTTAGATTACCACCAATAGAAGTTAAACCATTTGCATCACCGCCTCTAAGATATAATGAACATGCATTTGCACTTGGAACAGAAGTATCATTACCAATAATACAAAAATTATTAGGAGTTATTTTAGAAAGACAATCACCAAAAACACCTAAATAATTACTTGATGCTCCAATGTATGTACCACCATCTCCAAATAAACCTAAAACACCGCTATTTTTAGCACATAACCATAAACCGATATTAGATGTTGTACCTGCAGGTTGAACAAATACATTTGGTTTATCATAAGTATTTGAACCTAAATATATGGCATGATAAGGTGTGCCTCTACCCGGGTCTAAATATAAATAACCATCCTGATGACCACTAACATAGCCAAGACATGTACCCGGTTTTATAACTAAACTTATTGGTTGTGTTGGGTGATCATGTGCTTTAATTGTTACATTATTAGAATTTGCAGGATTACCAACAACAAGATTATCTTTTGTTATACATATACAAGTTGTACCGCTATCAAAAATTGAACCATTAATGAGATTATTACCTGCGGTATTAAATTTAGCCACATAATCATTTGTACCATTAAGCAAAACACCTTTACTTAAATTACCGCTTCCATCAATATACATTATGTTTGTTTGTGTTGATGTCGGTAAATTCGGTATTTGAATTCTACCAATAGAAGTACCACTACCACCACTTAATACGATATTTCCACCTGCTGCACTTATTCCGTCACCACCGCTAAGTTTTAATGTTTTACCTACTTGACCAAATGATATTGCACTACCAGCATGAAGTAATAAATCACAATATGCTGCTGAACACAATGTAAGACCATCGAGTGTTGCACCAATACAAAGACAGTTACCGCTATAAGCTCCAATATTTACACCGCTTTGTGCAATCAATTCGATTTTTCTGTTCGATTTTGGTTTAATTGTTACTTTGCATCCGTCAGCAATATTGCCACCAAGAAGAATATTATATCTGTCTATACTAAGATTATCAGTAACAGTTGTACCACTATCAAAAATTGAACTAATCGTAATACCAGTAGTCGTACCTTTTAATAAATAATCTGTAAATCCTGATGGTACAACAAAACCGCCACCACTAATTGTAAGTGTTGTGTCACCAGTGATAATTGATAAGCCACCTGCCACTGAAATGGTCTTAAATTCTAAAGTGTTACCAGTAACGTTCTTGCATTTAAAAATGCAACTTCCAACACCAAGATTTACTCCTGTCGTGGCATTAGCAAGTAAATCTATGTTTGATCTATCTGTCATTTTTCCTGTTTTTTATTTTAAATCTTATGTGTTACAAATACAATCTTCTTGATTGCCACTCATGGTTACTGTTAATCCTACGCTACTTAAATATGGATGAATGCAGAAACTACTACATGAACCGCTATTACCATCAGAATAATTCTGATAACAAATACTATCACCAGCACCTATATATACTTGTCCACCACCAAAACCACAATATCTTGTGTTGTCAGTACACATATAGTTACTTGGGTCTATTGATGAGGTTATATCAGTATAATATGGATTTCCATTTGGTTTGCAGAATATACAAACTCTACCACAAGAACCAATATTATTAATGGTTTGATTATAATTTATTGATAAACATACCCATTGACCAGTAGCTAATGGTTGATCAAAACTAATAACACCATTGGTTTCAATACCAAAATCATTACATCTATTTAAAGTAATATCAACACTTGTTAATGGTGGTAAAGCAGGAGTTGTACAACATTTAACTACTCCATATCCAGTTTCTTCACAATTTTTTGCATACATTCTGAAATATGTCAACGTATTGTCCTGTAGACCACTTATTGGCTTACTGTATGGTATGCCAACACCAATATTACCCACAGTATAAACTTTACAAGCAGATATTGTTGGATTTGAAGTTACTTGTGAAAACGCTACACCATATTCACATATAGAATAATTGCCATCAAATGTTACAATATTATTATCAACATGTAGACAACTTGCAGCTAAACAAGATACAGTTCCAGTTAAACCGCTTGGTGATTTGATGTTGGAATATGTGATTGAAACACATCCTCTATTAACCGAACTACCATAAAAACCACTCTGTGTGAAAAAAGCACCGTCATCCCTTTCTAATTCAATTGTTCGTGCGGTACAACAAAGACGCATTCTGCCTGATGGAGTCCAATCAGGATAAGAAAATGGAAATAAATCTCCACCATTTGAACGTATAAGTGCGTCAAAACTTCTTATTTTGGCTGTTGGAATATCACTTGGAATTGAAGTTGTATGTCCTCTATTTGGATGTGCCATATCCCAAGCACCTATTGAAATGTATCTTGTTAATTGTGCCTGTTGTAAATTATTGATGTTTGTCGTGCTACCGCCAGTTGTAGTACCAGTCATCACGGTTGTAAGATTACCTACTAATTTAATATATGATCTGCTCATTTTATTATTTTTACTATAAATACTAATTTTAGTACAAATACTGAATTCTATTCAATATTCTTATTTATAAATACTTTTAAAACAGTACTTGACTATAGATAATGAAAATAAAAAAACCCACTAAAAATTCAGTGAGTTTAAAACAAATAAAATATGGCTATTATTTTTGTTTATTTACTGCTTCAATAATTTTATTAATATCAAATACATTAACAGTATCATACGGAAATTGTTGTATCTGTCCGCTTATGTCAAATTGTTCAAGATAACTGAATTTATTAAGTTCACGAATATAATTTGCATTTGGTAAAACATTAATGTGTTCAGGATAACCAAACACTTCTGGTTTATTTCCAATCCAAACAACCGTACTTTGTAAATCAAGTGCTGCTGCTACATGTTGTGCGAAACTATCAATAAATAATCTCTTTGTACTCAAAGGAAAACAAGCATATAATTCTCTGAAAGGAAGTGTCAAAGGTTCTACACCTTGTAAAATTGGTTGCTCTGGTGACTTAACATGAAGAATTCTGTAAGATTTACTGAAATAGTTCACAAGTTTTTGTGCAATTTCAATTGGTATATCCCTGTACCACGATTTTTTGCTGTATTGCCCCGTAGGAGAGCCACCATGCGTTTGTAATAGCATTATGGGTCTGTTATCTGGTTTAATTTTATCCTTCGCTATTTCGAGTTCTCTGGGGTTTAAATAGATTTTTGGTTTATACCCGTCCCAAGGAATACCATACATGTCACACCAAGACTGTGTTAAATGTTTGCGTTGTAATATATGATCTTCGCTAAAATAAACTTCTTGACGAAAGATTTTAGTATCTGGATTAACATAATCATCAAAAAAATATTGCATCTGTCCAAAGGTATAAAAACGCCATACATCAGGATTGTAAAAAAACGGTCCGTCCCAAGCCGTTACAACTATTAATTTTCTGTCTGGATATGCTTTCTTTATTGCTCTGCAAACTGCTGTTGCACAAACCTGCTTCCCATGTCCCCCCTCTGAATGAAATATACAGAACTTATCACCTTGTTTAATTGAACCATCATTTTTCATAATACGAATTTATTTAATTTTTTAATTATTTTTATATTCCCACCTATAATCGTTTGTTTGTGAATAGGTTGGTATTCTTAAACACTTATTTATTAATTTTGAACTTATGCCAGTTATCTTTTCTGCTTCACCCTGACCACAAAATTCAGCAACGATTTCACCATTCAATGTTCTTTGAATAATTGGAATGTTCCTTTTTGCTGCTTTTCTAAATACTATGTTTTCTTTTTCTTGTGGAGTTGTAAACCAATAACAATTAGCCGAACTCTTATTTATTTTTTGATTTAAAGCCAGAGATATTTTAGAAATACTAACATGAACATCATTACTGGCTTCTGTCATTGACAAATATTTTATTTTAAAATCACCATTTTCATCGTAACAATATAATTCAATTGTTGGATAAACATATGAACTTTCTGCTTCTCCACCGTCAGTAACATTTAATAATCTATTTGATTTTCGTAACTGTGCAATATATTTTCTTTCGGCATCTTTCCAAGTACTTTCATTACATTCTTCAAGTTTAATATAAACTGGTTTTTGATCATCCAATTTCATTTTACGAATCCATTTATGAATTGGTGCAATTCCTGTTTTACTGTCTTCAATATGCTTCGATAATCTACGATTAATTTCATTCTTTGTTTTTCCAACATATCGAACATTTTTAATAGTTAATTCATTTCTGGGGTCAATTAATCCGTAAATGTAAACAACAGCCATATTATAATTTTTTATACTTTTTTATAAATACGAAGATAAACACGAAAATCTCGATTTACAAGAAAGAAAAATGGGAAATTTTTAGTTTCCCATTTTTCTTCGTATCGAGGTCCGCACACAGGTGCGGACCTTATATCTATTCGTTAGTTAACGAAAGAGAATACATACCATGAACCCAGAACGATATTGTAAACCAATTCAAGTGCACCGCCATCAGTATTAATGCTTGCATCGTTTCCAGCACCATCAATGTTGTTACCATTACGTGCAACTGTGATATTATTTGTCAATGCATTACTTGAAGCATCTTTGATTCTAAATACTAAACCATTGATTGGAGTTGCAGGTAATGTAATTGTAATTGCAAGACTTGAAGTATCAACTAACTGTACATAAGTGTCACCTGTTGTTAATATGATATCACCTGTTTGTACAGTCATTGCGTAAATGTTATTCTTGTCACCAAGAGCAGCACCACTAACTGTTTTAATTGTGCTATCGGCACTATCCCAAACAAGAACTGAATTTGAAACACTACCAGCAATTGGTTCTCCAATTTTAATTGTTGAACCACTTAAAAGAATTTCGGTACTACCCGTAATTTTAACAAGATTACCAACTGCACATATATCTTGACCTATTAATCCAAGATATGCACAACCTACTGCACAAGTTTGAAGTTCAATTTGAGTACTACTAACACTAAGTGTTGTCGATGGACTAACCCATAAATTAATTTCAGTAGTAGCAGACATTGAAATGTTTTGTGAGTCTAATTTAAAACATACATCAGTATTAAGTGGATTACTGATAGTAAATGAATTATTATCTATTGCAATTGTAGTATTACCAGTTAAAGTACCACCAAGACCTATTGCATTTCCACTGTTTTTATTTAAACCATTAGTTGGAGAAATATTTGTTGCGCCTGTTACGGTTGCAAGATAACCTTTAGTTATAAGTGACTCACTGGTGAAATTACCACTATAATCTGCAGCATAAACAATACCTTTTGAACCTGCATCAGTGAAAATATTACATGATGCTGTTATATCCAAGCAACCACCACCTAATACACCAAGACAAATACCCGCTACTGAACTAATCTCTGTAATTACTGAACAACTACGGAGAACAGTACATGCACTATCAATAATGAAATGTGGACTTGCAAATGTTACATCACCAAGAGTAACTGTACTTGAACCAGCAGCGATTTGTAATCCACCAACACCACCACATGCAACACAAAATGTATTTGCAGCAGTTTCAATAGTTGTTGCACCTGTTAAACTACCACCAAGAACAACATTTTGACCGCATTTTGTTAAACCATTACATGCTGTTGTTATTCCACATGAAGTTAAACCTGTTACATAAGCAACATCAGGAATTGAACAAGTGGTTATTGCACCAAATGTTGAAAATGGTTGTAAATAGTTAAAACCACTATATGTTGCAATATTTGCAGAATCTCCTTGAATTCCACCTGTATTAATTTTCAATGTTGCCAAACATGCACCAATATTTGTTGCGCCCAATTCAATTGTTGAGCAAGCAACACACATTTTTATACTAATATTTTCAGATATACCATCAATAATATTTAATTGATTTGAAGCCACGTCAATAGTTGTTGCACCTGTTAAACTACCACCAAGAACAACATTTTGACCGCATTTTGTTAAACCATTAGATGCGGTTATCGTACAGTTTGAAGCACATGTTGTAGTGAATGAATTTGCTGCACTCAATGTAGCACCAGAAACTATTGCATCTTGTGCGTGAGCATATGCGCATGCAGCACTTGCTGCAGCAGTTACAGTTGCACCAGAAACAGTGCAAATATATGCTTTATCTACAAGTGAACGTGGAACAAAGTTTGTACGGTAATCAGCAGCATATACAAGACCTTTTGTATGTCTGGTATCAGTTACTAACATATCGCCACCCCAATCTAATGCAATTTCTTGACAAGTACCACCATTATCATGAATGTTTAATCGTGTACATCCCGAACTAAAATCAACACGTGAAATTACGCTTGTACCGCCATCAATGAAATATATGTTACTACCAATAACACCACCACCATCGATAACCATACTTGATTTTGTACCATTAACATATAATGAATTCGAACCTGCATTAATTGAAGTATCACCAGTTAGTGTACCCCCAAGACCAACATTTTTTCCTGTTTTTGTTAAACCATTAGTTGCTCCTGTCACTACATTTCCAAGTGCAGCAGTGCAGCCAGTCACATATGCTGCGTTCGCCAATTGAAGACATGATAAGGTTGGTTGAGTTGTATACGCAATTGTTCCAACACTTGGGATTCTTGTATCGCCAGATAACGTTAATGTAAGTCCATCACTTTGGAAAAACTTATTATTCGTTAAATCTAATTTTGTTGTAAAAGCCATAATTTTTCGTTTTTATATTTTTTTTGTATTATTTTTCTGTTATTTATAAATAGTTAAAAAAACTCTTAAGTCTCTTGTATTGCAAACATTATTTTTAATTAATAAATGCAATTGCACTCCAGAAATAACAATTGTAAATAAAACTAACTGAACCATAGTTAGTGTTAATAAGCGCAGTTGTATCAATAAAGCCATTTATTGTATTAACACCACTACATACAGTTATGTTACTGCTAAGTGCATTTCCACAAATATCCGCAATGGTAATTCTTTGACCAGAAATAGGTGTGCTCAATAAACAAATAAGTGATGCACCTGATACACCAATATAATAATCGCTGGAAACTGTTGTATATGGTGCTGTTACATTACATACATTTACTGAACTACTACCACTTAAACCTAATACATATGCTTTAGTTACAAGTGAATTGTTGGTAAAGCCAGTACTGTAATCTGCAGCATATTCAATACCTACTTTTATTGGTCGAGCATCTGTAATTATAGTAGGCTGAGTTAATGTACCACCTAACATAATAAGACTTGTACCGCTAAGACTCAAACCATTTGTTGCTCCAGTAATTGTACCCGCAGATGTTGCACCTGAACTAATATTACCTGAACCATCAATATATATAATCTTAGTTTCTGTAGTTTTTGCTGGTAAGTTGAAAAAACGAATGTTTGTACCGTCATCAAGTATTCTACTGTTAATTACATTATCACCAGTTACATTGAATTTTGCAATATAGTTAGTAGTACCACTTATTGTAGTTCCACCACCACCGCTACCACCGCTTATGAGAACATATCCCGGGTATGGTAACACCCAGCCACTTGCAGGTGTATCAGTTACCAAAACTGCCCTAACCACATGTCCAAGAGTTGTTGTTTTACCTGTTACTAATTGACCAGCAGTTACATCACTAAGGAAATATGTGGTATTCAGTGTTAGACCAGTTAAACCTGATACATAACCTGCCTGAGTAAGATCAAATATATTTGAATCAATTACTTTATTTACAATACCAATAACTTCACCATTATACTGACCATTTGCAATTGCTTTATTATATGTGCCACCACTCCATCCAATTACCTCATTTACTGCAAATCCGTGTAATGTTTGTGTAATACGTCTTGTGTTACTACCACCTTCAGTACTACCAGTTGATATAACATAACCAGCATATGGTAATATCCAGCCACTTACTGCAGTATCTGCAATTAATACAGCTTTACTTATATGACCAAGTATTATTGGTTCACTTGAAGTCATTAATCCTGCGGTAACATCACTTAAAAAGTAAGTAACATTACCAGTTAAACCTGATAATCCTGTAGCATAACCAGCTTGAGATAATTCAAATGTATTACCACTAACATTTGTTACAATACCCAGAATTTCTCCGTTATATGTGCCGTCTGCAATTGGTTTGTTATAAGTTCCACCGCTAAATCCAACAACGTTACCTACAATAAATCCGTGACCGATTTGTGTGATTACCTTACTAACTTTTTCGTTTATTAAATTAGCATATCCTTTATCTATAAGTGAACGATCACTAAATCCAGCACTATAATCAGTAAAATATTCAATACCTTTTGTGTTTCCTGCACCTTCAACTATTTGTGTACATTGATTTAATGTTCCACCTAATTTAAGATTTAAACCACTAACACTTAAACCATTTGTACCACCAGTTATAAGTCCACCACCAGTTCCACCACTTGCAAGACCAAAAGATACTTTACCTGATGCATTATCATAATATAATACGTTAAGTTCTGCAGTTTTTGCTGGTAAATTACATATTTTAATATTACCTTTTGCTCCACTGCCAGTACCAACTCCGCTTTCGATAATAATGTCACCACCAATACAGTTTTGACCACCAATGCCGTCAGAAGCATCACCACCACAAATATAAAGATGACCACCACAACCAGCAAAGCCTACAGCACCATAACCTTGACCACCAATAATATAATTTGCTGGAGCATTTGGAGTAAGAGTATCACCACCATAACCAATTATAGTACCTGATTGCGGTAAAGTTAAAGTACGATTAACTGGACTAAAACTTAAGCCACATCTTCCAGTTGTACCAAGATTAACACTTGATGTTGGTGTGATAAGTGTAATTTGACCAGTACCTTTTGCGCTTATATCTAAAGCAATACATGTTGCTTGACCAGCTACGCAAATATTAGCAACAGTATATCCAGTGCTCATTGTAGGATATCCTAATGTTACCACAGTGTTTGCAGGACCGTTAACGCCAACTAAATATAAGCCATTTAGTGCTTTAACAGTAAAATAATTTGGATTATATAATGTTGTTCCACTGAATATTAATGTACTGTCAATTAATTTATTTCCCGCATTATTAAAAACTGGTATATGAAATGTAGTTCCAGTTGTATGTTGCAAATCAACATATCTTTTACTTACAAGAGATTCATTAACAAATGTGCTGCTATAATCAGCACCATACTGAATACCAACTCCTGTAACATCTGTTATTACTGCAGATGGACTTATTGCACCACCAAGACAAATATTTTTACCGCTAACACCAAGACCGTTTGTTGCACCAGTAATTGTACCACCGCCACCAGTACCACCACTGAAAGTCTTTAAAATCAAGTCAGCATCAGTAACACCATTTTTATACCAATATTCGGCATTACCAATATTCACGGTTAAACCAACATATCTTTGTGCTTGTAATATTGCAACATTTGTAGCACCAGTTGAAACATATGGTGAATTTGATGAATTCAAATACTTTGAATCAACTGGCTTACCCGGATTGATGCAGAGATTATCACTTAAAATTATTGCCATTTTTTATATTTTTACTTTTCTTTATTTTTATTATTTTATGCTATACGATCTACAGTTAATTGACTTACCTGATAATTGCTAACATACACTTTATAAGGGCAATTACTCCAACATCCATTAACAGCACTAACGTTAACTGTATTTGGAGCAGGAAATAAATTACAACCAGCACTTACACCACCACCAATTGCACCATTATCCAATGCTGTTACACACCAACTAATCTTATCCACTACCGTTGCTGGAATTGCAAACCATATATAATCATTAGCACTGCTATTAAAATTAATGAATACTGGACTTGCGCTACCAGCAAGTACACATGTTCCACCAGTTACCATTGCGCCACTTGCTACAGGACGACCAACACCAGCAGGACCGGGACAAGTACATTTACCATAATAATAAGGTAATAAACCAGTTACACTATAACTTCCTGAACCAAATAGGGTGCTACATGTATTTGTTGCACAACCACACCATCCTTGAACCTGACCACAAATAGTAAATGCGCATGTTGCAATAGTTGCTGATTGTGGTGATGTTATAGGACAAGTAGTTGCAATATTTCCACCTGCGTTCATATCTCTAATAGATAATGTATTTGCACAAACATTACCTGCGTTATTAAAACCAAAGCTAAAACATTTACTACCACTTATTACACAACCAACCTCAACAGTTGTTGGTACTGCTGTACCACCTGCCATATTAAAACTACTAAATGAAGGTGCTATATATGGCACAAGTATTTTTTCAAGTATTTTATCTAAACCACAACCAGTCAATGGACTACCAGCAGGTAAACCACCCACAGTACATGTTGATGGTGATGCACATTGATATGTGGTAGAACCGCTTGCTTGATCATCCACATATTTTTTATCAACAATCTGAGTATCACCAGTAAATGTAGGATGCACACAATATTTCATATTTGTACCGCATACACATATATTACCACTAATTAGATTTAAATTACCTGAACCTGAGTCAATATCAGTATTAGCTGGTGAAGTAAATATGAAATTATTTGTCATACCACTATCACCTATAACTATTGCGCTTGGGTCGATTTTAATACTTTCACCAGAATTACCAATACCTAATATACTTGTAGCTGTCTGTATTGTAGTATCATTAATTAAAATACCACCAAGAGCAACATTTCTACCAGTCTTATTAAGACCATTAGTTGCTCCAGTAATTGCTGCATTAAGTATTGGTTGAGTTAATCCAGTATAACTACTGAATATTGAAGTATTTAACTTACTATTTAATGCTGTAGCTAAAGTGCCAGTTGTTATATCAACACTAATTGTACTACCAGTTATAATAATGCTATTTCCTTGAGTAAATGATGGACTACTGAATATGGTAAATACTACTGATTGTGTATTACCTGTATAATCTTTTGGTTCTACCATTACCCAAAGAGTATTTCTATTTGTAGCACCAGTAATGACAGGTATTAAATCACCTTGAACTGTTTCTCCACTTGGTGTAAAGTCAAAATCATTTGTACGACCCCATGTACCTGTACTTGCGCTATATATACCGTTTTTTGTTTTATCTGTTTGATCTTTAAATAAAATTCTATCTCCATTTACAAATGTGTTGATACCATCAATTGTTATGGTTAAACCTGTTGGTGGAAATGGTGATGTATTACCAGTTGTTGCAACTTTAACAGCTAATTTAGGGTGAACACCTACTGAAACAGCATCAGCATATTTTTTATCAATAATTTGAGAAGGGTCAGTAAATGTAGGTGAAACAGCATATTTTAATATGCCACCACCAATTGTATTATCTAATGTTGCACCAGTAAATACACCACCAAGAACAACATTTGAACCTGATATATGTAAACCATTTGTAGCTCCACTTAATGTACCACCTAATGATTTAAGTATTAAATCAACGTCAGCAGTACTATTTTTAAACCAATATTCTGCACCATTTATATTAACAGTTAAGCCAATATATCTATATGATATTGGAATCCCTGCCCAAACAGCAGATAATGATGTCCAAGGTGTAGTAATATTTAAATATTTACTATCAATAGGTTTTCCGACATTTACCGCTAAATTATCATTAATAATTATTGCCATTTTATTCTATTTTTTATAACCTTTAATTCTTATTATTAACTCATACACATTGGTACTCCTGCTGCAGTTCCTGTTGCACCACAACTTACATATACATTATAATTACAATTTATCCAACAACCTTCTGCTGATGTAACTGGAATTGGTACACTACAATAACAAAATAAATTACCTGTACCACCAATACATCCATTATTTGTTCCATTAACATACCAACAATTTTTTATTGGTGTTCCTGCAGGTACAGCAAACCAAATAAAATCACTTGCTGAACTATTGAATGTAATTGGTAATGTTCCTGTTGCTGAACCAACTATTTTTGCACCACCAACTCCACAACCACAGTTGGCAATACAAGTACCGTTGACAATTCCTGAAGTGCTTAAACCCCAATACCAAGGCAAAATACCATTAACACTTATTGTTGCAGATGGTGTAATTCCTGCAGGACATGCAAAATTAAATGGTGTACCTTTTGTACTTATTGGTTGAACACCAGCATCATAACAAGTTTGTACACTCCAAGATTGTGTGCCACTAAGAATTGTATATGTGCTGATTGATCTTAGATCACTACAAGAAACTGTTGCATATGCACCAGCAATTTGAGCACCAGTATATGTGTAACAGCTTGGTAAACCAACTCTCTTGTCTGAAGCACTACATCCTTGCGGATTAATACAACCTCTATTAAATGCACCAGTAATGTTAAATGAAGCACTACATCCAATTTCATAAAATGGTGCAGCACTTGTACTTATTGAACCAACAGGAGCAGTTAATGTACCAAATATTTCAGGCACTAAAATTTCTTCAAATAATTCAAAAGCCGTTTTACCAGTTAAAATCGTATTTGGAAGCATACCACCAACACAACAAACAGATGGTGAACTTAAATCATATGTACCGCCACCACCAGTACCACCAGTTGAAGATATTATAATATTATTACCAATTTGAGTGACAGTAGTATTACCACCACCACAAATACTTTTAAATTGAAGCGTATTATTTGTAGTACCACTGTAAATACCAACACCTGTACCGATATTTGCACCATGTACTGTTGCACCAGATACGTAAACAAATGCTTCATCATAACTTACACTAATTATATTTGGTGTTTTTGTCTGAAGTGTTCTGAATTCTAAAAGTTTTCCTGCTTTTCCAGCAAAAACAGGTGCACCAACTGTCATTGTTATACCTGTTGTTAAACTACCTGCAATAATATCAAAAGTTACATTTGAACCATTATTAGGGTTAGTACCACTTATCCAAGAAGTTTGTGTATATGATATTGCTGGTGGATAATATATTACACCGTTTACAAATACTCCGAGATTATTTTGAACATTACTATCTATTAAAATCCAGCCAAGCATATTTGAACTACCAGTAAATTCATTCCATATCCATGATTTAACAGGTGCAACAGTTTTGATATATGCTCTTTTTGGTATACCATCACTTGGTGTACCAGCATATATTATACCATCTGTACCTCTATAATACCAACCATATGTTGAATAATAATTACCATTACTATAATCAGTTGGATTAAGTGCGTAGTCTAATGGTAATGTTTGTACACCAGTAAAACCACTGAAAAATCCAAGATTTGTACCACCTGTTACAAAATCACCACTTGGAATTGTGCTATCATATTTCTTTTGAATTGGAGAACTTGTTACACCTGTATACCAATATTCAACACCCATTATATTAACAGTTAAACCAACGTGTCTTTCAGGTATAGTTATTGCAGCATTTACTGCAGCAACTGAAGTGTATGCGGTATTTCCACTGCTTAAATATTTTGCATCAACAGGTTTACCTGCATTTACTCTAATATTATCATTTATAATTATTGCCATGTTTTAAAATTTTAACTATTTGTTAATGCTATTGGATTTATTGCTTTTGTTTGATAATTACTTATATATACCTTATAGGTTTGACTACTCCAACATATTGTTGATATTGAACCTACATTATTAAAATCAGGAAATAAATTACCACCTGCACTTGGTGGTGAACCACCTATGTTACCATTATTAACTATAACCACAGTGTCTGCCCATTTAACTTTTGATGCGCTGGCTGTAGGAATTGCAAACCATATATAATCATCTGGTGTACTATTCCAATTAATAGTAATTGTGCCAGTACTGTCAAAAGGTATATAACCAGTAGCTTTACTTAAATCCAATGCAATGATGCAACCACAAATGGTTGTGGGTGTTGGTCTATTACTGCCAGCAGGTGCGCCACCACTTGCAATTTTTCCATAAAAATATGGATATACACCACAAATTGCACATGCATTTGGTGGAATTGGGGTTGTACCTGCAGGTAATGGTGTTGAATAAGCACCACCTGAACTGTCTTTAGGTTGAAGACCTGCAGCATATGAAACACTACCATATGCATATCTTACTCCTGCAGCAACAGTATATGGAGGCATTGGATACGAACAATTTAAACTTGTACCTAAACAACTACATGTAACACCATTAAAATCAACATAATTGTGTGCTGCAGGTAAACCGCTACGAACTGAAGGACCACCACAATACACTGGAGATATTAAACCTCTATTAAACATGGTACAACCAACAGCATTGACAACACAACCCACTTCATAAGAACTTGATAATGATGAAATAGTAAATATACTTGAAGGTGGTGTTAAAACTGGATTTAATGTAGGAACTAACAATTCTTCAATAATGTATGATAATTTACACCCCGATAATGGACTACCAGCACTAATACCACCTAATGTAATTGCTGCTGGTGATTTACATGTCATAGGATATATCGGGTCACCACCAGCACCTGATGGTAATAATTTAATATTGCCAACACCATCATATGTAAGTACATCACCAACATGTGATGCTGCTTGATCAGCAGTAATTACTACTTTACCACCAGCACCATCAGACAAAGTTAAACCACTTGTTGTTAGAATTTGAGTTTGACCAGATAATGTCAATTCACTACCAACTAATTGCTTAAATTGCTCATTTGAAAGGTCAGGTCTTGCGAAAAATGCCATATGTTTTTATTTAAAAATATTAATATTATTTTTCAATACTTCTGAGAGATTTTTTCTTTCAGTGTATGGAATTCGTAATAAATTTAAATTATTATTTATTGCGAATTCTGTTTTAATTTTATCGTTCATTCGTCTGTAATTAAATCCTTCTTTTCCTCCCCAATATTCAACTTCTCTATAGTGCTGTTCGCCATCACATTCAATTAAAATCTTTTCATTAGGAAGATAAAAATCATATTTTAATAATGATACATTTTTGCAACCAGAAAATGTTTTTTGTATTTCATAATGTATATTATTTTCTGTAAGCCAATTTGAAATTATTATTTCATCTTTTGATCTAATCTTACACACAGGACAGTTGCAACCAGCTAAATGTCTGTTTGGTGTTTGCTCAAATACACCATGTTCAGGACATATTATTTTTATATTCACCTTATTGTTAATATAGTTTACAAGACTATAATCATATTTTTTACCATGAATTTTTTTTGCTTTTTCAATAAATTCTTCTTTTAATGGTTTATGTTTTTCACTACATTTTGAACATCCACGATTACTTAAATGACTATTAGGAATTTGCATAAAAATACCATGTTCTGGACAAACAATTTTTATTTTAGTTTGAGCAGAAATATAATTAACTTTAGAGTAATCATATTTATTTCCATGAATTTTTATTGCTCTTTCAATAAATTCTATAGTTGTCAATTTTTTCATAATCTCTGTAAGTATATGACCGTACCCTTAATTACCAATTTCAAACATTTCTGTTTGAATTTATTTAATATAAATACAGAACAAACCCATTAAGTTTATGGATAACGATAAAATAAAAAAACCCCGTAAGAATATTTTCCTACGGGGTTTGGATGTGCGTTCAATCCCAAGTGTGGGGAGAGAACCGACTGCTTGCCAAGCTATTTTCTTATAAGCTAAAACTTTTCTGTTTACGAGCCTTATTTCTAAGTTCGTTTACTTCCCTAAGTGCATTAGGGTTGAATCTTTCCCTTTTGATGATTGACACCAAGTGATTAAATTCATTTTCAGTAAGAACCTGTCCGATGTAACCTTCAGCCTTAAGTAAGTAACTCTTTGGAGCACGTATTGTTGTAGACTGACCTTCTGTATCAAGAGTTGCATCAAAAGTAAGTTCAAGAACTTCTTGAATCCTGTCGTATACATTTGCTGTCATTCTTTCTTTTGTCTTTTTCAAAGACTTTTCAAGCAAGTCAACAACACTTGTACGATTGCTTTTCTTAAGTTCTTCATATGTTTGAGAAAACTCATTCACTGCAGTCTTATGCTGTAATTCACTAATAATTGCAAGTGAACCATAGCAGTCCCTGATCATCAAATCCCATACCTGTTCAGCGTATGTAAATGAAGGGAATTTGTCTATTGCAACAATTTCACCATCAATCAACACAATGATACCAATAAGATTCTTTGGACGTTCAAAGTGTGCAATGAACTGATCAAGTTTCTTGTCGTACTTGTCGAAGTATACGTTCAAGTAATTACCTGCACCAGAATTGGTATCTCTACCTAATTTTTCAATTGCAGGATAAATCCTTGAATATCCGTTTGCTTTTCCAACTGAATCGAAAAGCATTTCACGCATACTTACTGGAATCATACGAAACTCCTGTGTACCACGAAAGTATCCACCTTGTGAACCTTGTACGCAACCTGCGTCATGGTAAGTTACGTTAGCCTTTGAAGGCACATAACCAGCCTTGATCATACCATGATTCTGAGCAACCTGCTTAGTAATAACAGCCATCTGAGTAGGAAGAATAACATCTTTCTTCTCATTGTTTGTAAAACTGATCTGACCATACTGTGAATTACTTGAGGTAAGTGAAGTCAATGGATTCGCAAAGCGATCATCCATAGAATTCTCCTTATCAGTTGTTAAACATACGATTTGCATGTTCATAATTGACTGTACCACGATGTTTCCATCCTTGTCTTTGACAGGACGGCAACCTTTTAACATTTCTGTAAGTTCTCTTTCCATTGTATGATATATTAAGCGTTAATAGTAATTTTTTTTGTTCTCTTAACAGGAGCAGCTTCAAGAGCATGAACCTGATTTTCAAGCCACCTTTTAGTGTCAATTTCAAGCAATCTTGCATTGATCTGTGTCTGAATTGCAACAGGATTGTTAATCGCCATTGTAACCATTCCAGCACCTAATGCTCTTACGTTACCACCTATTTCAGCACCAGTGATTGGTGAAATCTGGAAGATAGGTGTTACACTACCAGATTCTGCTTTCCAGATTTGAATAACTTCGTTAGTCATACCATCGTAAGCATTTTCGTAACCATCAGTTATGATGAAAATTGCATCATATGGTTTTGCTGGACGTTCTTCTTTCAAAAGTTCAATGAATGAACTTGCAAGATCACTTGCAAAACCTTTAGTATCTACTCTATTAGATTCAGTTGCCGAAGCCATGAGAACCAATGAAGTAAAATCAGCAATTGCCCTTGGAGTATTCTTTGATTCCAACTTATGACCAGTCATCGACACACTGTCGTCAACTATAATACCAATATTCTGGTAGAAGAAATTATTAATTTTCTTCTTTAAAGCAAGATTTACAATTGCAGACCTGATTTCGTCAGTGAAACTTGTTTCATAACCAGTCTTGTAAAGTGCCATGAAGTCAGTTGCCTTTTCAAGTTCAACGTGTTTTTCAACGCCCAACTTTGCAGTTGACTTAGTTTGACGTACTTGCTGGTTTACAGAAGTAACAGCAACTGTTGATCTGATAAGTGCCTTTGTAGCTTCTTTCTGAAGATCAGTTGACCACATTGAATGATACTGTGGGTGTTTTACAGATGAAATTAAGCCAAGCAAAACTTCTTCTGGTACACTCTTAATACCCCTGATATCAACCTTTGCTTTCTGGTATTCAGCTAAAAGTGGAAATTCAGTTTCATTATAAGTAACACCGTCATCCTTTTTAAATAAAAACAATAACAATTTCAAAACTTTTAATGTTTCACCATTAAAATATCTTGTGATACTTTCGTTGATAATCTTTGTTTCTTTTTCGGTTGCAACTAAGTTAGCACCTTCAAATGGTACGCCTCTCCAAAAATCAGCAGTAACTTGTTTCTGTGCAATTGAAATCAGGATAGAAGTTTTCTTCTGACCATATACGTGCTTCAAAATCTGTGCGATCTTGTTACGGTACTTCATTGCATAGAATTCAATGTTTGGCTGACCCCAAAGGAAACCAAGTATAATTTTTCTTGATCTTTCGTTGTTGATTTTCTGATTCTTCATATCAACGAAAAGACGAAGAGCATATGGAAGACCATTATCATTGACAAGGTTATTCAATGCACTAAGCACTGCCTTATCACTGATACCATTATCATACCAGTCGATTGGGTTCACAATATTACATGCTCCGCCCTTTAATGTCTGCTTAAATTCATTAAGCAACACTTCTGAAACGAATTGACCAGTAGCACCCTTTTGAGCAGCTATGATCAATGGAAGTTCCTTTGAAAGTTTGTACAACTTGTCAATCTGACCATGTATAGCTTTCATCTGTTCGTCTCTTGAATGGTAGTAAGTTGCTGAACTTTTGCTACCTGAAGAGATAGTCAAGCCATCAATTAATGACTGCTTAACTGCTGGGAGTGTCTTCTGTGTTAATACTAAGTTTTCCATATTATAATTATTAATGTATATTAATTAAGTCTCTTCTGTTGTTTTTTTTCAATATCTATTTTAAATTCTCTCATTTGAGTCCGATAACCTTCGATTTCTGTTTGTGGCGTTTTACGATTTCCACATGCAAACATATGATTAATAAATGCAACTAATGTTAATTCAACTCTATCCAAACGATCATTTTCAATTTTTTCTGATAAAAAAGTCCGATTATCATATTTTAACGGTACTGGACTTACCGAATTGTTTCGATTGAACAATTGTAGTACTATTGGTAATCCTTTAGCATCTGTTACTTTTATTCGTTTTGCCGAATAATACTTAGGATTATATTGTTCAATTTGAAAAAATCCCTGATTAATCCATTTCTGGTATGGTTGATTGTTCGGTTTGAAATATCGGTATTCACGTAACTTCTGATTTATTTGATGACTACTGATTTTTTTCTTTTCTTCATTTTTCTCATTCAATAATTTTGCAACTTCTGCAATTGTAAGTGTACCATTTGAAAGAACTAAAATTGGTTCGGCTGCTTTAAGTCTCAATTCTTTATATTCTTTTTCAACTTTAATAAAGTATTGCCTGATTTCTTTGCCCTTAACACTGTTTTGCACCATTGCAATTTCTTTCGCAGTATCTAAGGTCAAAGCGTATTCAATTCGATACACACTGTTCGCAAACCCCCGTTCTTCCATGCCCCCTTTTTGTGGAGTTGGAATTTTCTTACTGTTTTTGTCGTAAAATAATAATGCAAAATCTTGGTTTTCGATAAATTCCCATTTTTCAATTTTATCTTTAATCCAAGTAGAAAAATCCTGACCAACCTCAAGAAATTTATATAAATCTCTTGCACTTACAACTGGATTTCCAGTTTTGGGACTTGCTGTAACTTTTATTAATTCTTCCATAATATTACTCTTAGATTTATTAGAGTTCAAATATACAAAACATTTTTATTAAAACAATGATTATACGTATTAAAAATTAAAAAGTTACAAAAAAGAACAAAAAAAATGGGTGAGTCAACACGTTTCCATGTCAAGTCCCCACCCATTGTCTTAAGAAAAACAAATCTTCTCTATTAAAGGAGAAGAAGTTTAGTTGTAATTTGGTAAGTTTGTCCCGCCTCTCAACGGACGGGATTACATGTTTCAATCTACTGTATTCACAACAAGTTCTTCTTTAAATCTTTATTTTTGAAAAAACTCAGCACTTCTGCTGATAAAAACCATTCTTAACCTTGCACGTTGCAACATGCGTCAAATGTTAGGTTCAAGTGGGTTGGACTCAAATTATTGTATCCGTAACTCCACTTTAAAACTTGGGGAATATTTTAAAGATATTTGTTGAATTTGTTTTGAAAGTTTAACCGACTTTTGACTTAACCGCTTGTCTAATCTCGCCATTGGCGAAATGATGGATTCGAACCACCGAAATTGCTGTAAACATCTTTCGTTTTCCCTTTGTATTTTTAAAGAACGTTACCCTGAAGTTTGTGTCGCCACAGGGACGACAGGGAATTAGTTTTATAAGTTTTGAAGAAATTCGTTGGTCTTGTTTTAGTTTTACTCTGATTTCAAGTCAAATTGTTTACTGTAAAAACCATCAGTTCTTCATTATTTCTCGAAATCTACTGGCGCAGTCTTCTTGTGACTTACTTTCAACGGTGTGTGTGCCGTGACCTTTAAATTTCATTGTAGCGGGAGATAGATTTGAACTACCGACCTCTTGGTTATGAGCCAAGCGAGATGCCACTTCTCCACCCCGCAGTGTAATCGGTTTTTCTGAAAAACCGATAAAAAGTATAATTAAAAGGATAATTCGTTTGTTATTTTTGTTTACAATGATGGGGTTTCGACACCCCGACCTTCTGCTTTGAATGCGGACGCTCTATCTCTGAGCTAATTATTTACTGTAATAACACACAGTTTCCTTTTTTTGTGGGGAAGGGTGATTTCGAGTCACCATACAACTGTTTTACTGACAATTTGCTGTAACCATTTTTCTGTAAACACAATCAGTTCTCCAGTAAGGAGTATTACGATAGTATTTTTGAATTTTTATTTTCGCATACTTCCCCGTTTTGTTTCAATTTTAAAAAGAACGTTTGTCCTAAGACGATGCAAACATAATACGCATTTTTTTAATATGCAAGTGTTTTCCAATTTATTTTAAAAAAAATTTATATTTGTTTCAGTCGTAGTCGGATAAATAAATACGCAGTATGTTTAAAAAAGTTTCAAAATTTATAAAATATTTTTATTTTTTTATTATATCTGGTTGATGAAGTTCATGATTTCGTAATCTCTTAAATACGTCCACTTGATCAACTGGTGGGGCATCTGGGTCAATAAGTAATTCTGTCTTTTCAATCTCTTCTCTTCGTTCTTTTGTTAAAATTTCTACTGGAAGTTTGTGTTCTGGTGGCAAATATACTCTATTATTTTTATTAATTTCGTCATATTTTTGCACAACTGTTTCCACAATTATTTCTTTTGGTGGCGAAATATCTTCCAATTTTACTTCAGTTTCATTAACATTTACAGTAAAAGTTTCTCCACTCCAATCCAATAAACTGTCATTTTTTATCTGTTTTTCATGAAAATCAGCTTCAGGATGAATATTTACACCCTCATTTAATCCCTCACTTACTCCCTCATTTACTCCCTCAATCTTTACAGTTTCATCAATTTCCAGTATATCATCTTTCTTTGTAGTCTCAATTGCAGTATTTTTTACACCATCATTTACACCCTCAGTTACACCATCATTTACACCCTCAGTTTCATTCAATGTCTTTTGTGCAAAATCTACAATCTGTTTTAATTCTTCACTGTTTAAATCACGAGTTGTACTAATATGTATATTTTCAATTGTTGCATTTTCAGTTTTAACTAATTTATCAAATTGCGTTAAATCAACGGGGTCATCCAATTTTATGTGATCATTAATGTCTGGAGCGTTCAATCTACCCATAAGGCTTCCTTCACTATGCTTGCTAATTATAGCATGCATTTCCAGATCAGATGATTTTTTCAGTATTTCATTTGCAGTATCATTAACTTTATTAACGTCATCTTCAGTTTGTTTTCTCAGTGTTGTTTTTAGTGGATATCTCTTATCTTCAATACGAATTTCCATTGTATCATTATTAAAGATACAATCAGTGAATGTTTGTCCATCTTGTGCAAACCTTGCTTTAATAATACGTATACTTGCAAGATTAGCTTCTTTTTGATCTGCAGTTTTAGCGACACTCATAAAGAAATGTGCTTTTTGCACCCTCTTAATGCTACCACCAGTCTGATATGCTTCCACGTATTCTGCATTAAAACCACTGCGATTAGTTTGTATTGCAGTCCAAGCAGGTATATCAAAATCTGCAGCCAGTGCTTCAAATGATTTTATAATTACAAGTTCTGCTTCGTTTCTATCAGGAGATTTTTTATGTGATTCAAGACAGTCAAGATAGTCAAGAACTAATATGTCAAATTTAATACCAAATTTCTTCTGGTAGCCAATCATCCACCTACGAATATCCATCATAGTAGTATTTTCCTGACTAAATCTTTTTATAATAAGGTTACCTTTGCCAGACATATCAACTGCTTTCTCATGCGCAATCCTGTTAACTCTTATATTTTCAAATTCATCATCCAGTTTACTTAATGATGATTTTGCCCAGATAGTAAAGTGTTTACGTTGAATCTGTTCTTTAGTATCTTCGAATATAATCTGACAAACATTCTTCTGATCGTCATATGCACTGTTAGCAATTACTGTAAGCATTGTTGTTTTTCCAACACCTGAAGGAGTTAATATTACACCAATTTCTTGTTTACCCAAACCACCACCAGTTAAAGTATCAATAGCAAATATGCCTGTTGGAATCGTCTGACGAAACTCTTTTCTTAATGCATGTTCAATGTTATCAAATACGCTTATGCCATAATCTTCATCGTCACCAATATGTTGAACTTTATTGAATTTTTCTTCTATTAAAGCAATTGTTGTTTTCTTTCTGATATCACCATTCTTGGTTGAAGTTATTATGAATTCACCAGTTTTTCTATATTCTTGTTGCTTAATAAAATTAGTTGTTTCCCTTCTTACTACATCACCCTCATACAATATTTGTTTATTTATAACCCTTTCATTCCATAGTTCAATCTTCTTAATTACCGCAAATAAAGATTCTTCCTCAATAATATTATTGGGAGTTTTATAAGTATTAATCGCTTGCTGTATACTTTGATTTTGAAGATTTGGGACTTTTTCGTGTGCTTTGAAATATTCAAGAATTATAATAAAAAGTCTTTTAAGATATGGGTCATCAAAATATTCAATAGCTAAGTTTGGAATTGTTTTTTCTGCAAACTCTGGTTCGACCAGTAATTGCCACATAAGACGTTGTTGAAATTCAGGACCTAAATAAGCACTTAGGGTATGTTCGGTATTTTCAGCCATTTATATATAAAGTGTTAAAGAAGGCGGTTGCTGGAGAAAACATAAACACTAAACTAACCAACAATGGAAACAAAAAACAAGGAATTTCCAACAACCGCCAGTATTATTTATGACTTAATTACGTTTAAGTCGTCTCAGCATTTCATCCCTTTTAGCAGGAGAAAGTTCTCTGATTTGATTGATCGACATTCCTTTAATGTTGATCAAATCGTAATCGTCCCACATGTTTTTAACATCGGTATGTAAGATTTTACTTCTTATTGAATTTGCAATATCACATACTTCGTCAACTATTTCAGTTGACCAACGTGCTATCGGATTAAAACCATCAACATAAAAAGTTCTTTCAACAATAGGTTTATTGTTGATGTAAAAACCAATTTTACATTCAACGCCTCTGATTGTTTTTTCTTCAATCTGTTGAACTATTGGTTGGGGATTATAATACATCCCTTCTCTCTTCTCTTTTGGATATGTATTGACCATTTTCTGGTGATATCCATAATAATCATACTCACGATTTATTACTAATTCAGGAGCGTCTGCATAGTGCTTAAGAGCAAATGTTGTGTAATTTCTACGGGAAAGTGTCTTCTGCAGTCTGGTAATTGCCCTTGGCAATATCTCCCTGATATCGATTGAATATCTTGTGAAGGGATTAAACTGATCAGCATCAAATACTTTTTCGCATAACAGAACATCCTGTTGGGTTAGTGAAAACCTAAACATGTTACTATGATCTTTTTCGTTCATTTTTGTGATTTTTAAATTGTTAATAACTCAATACAAATATAACTTGAAACTTCCATAAGCGGAAGTCTTTTTATAAATTTTTCCGTTTGTTCTTTCTTTCCTCTGCAATCAACTCTTTTTCAGCAGAAACCACAGTATAAAATGGTTCAATATAATTGACGTAGGTACTGCCATATGCCATCAAAAATTGGTCTTTATTTATTAATGGTAGCAAGTTTTTACTACCTCTGTCTTTCTCAGTTAAACATGTGTCTAAACCTCTTAATGCCTGAATTGCTTCTACTGTAAGCATTGGGTCTCTTAAATTTACTATTTGATAGTTGGTTTTAAGTCTTTCTATATTATTATATATGTTTTCAAGTGCTTTAAGTGGTTTCTTTTTATTTAAAACTCTTTTTTTATTAATTTCGTCTGCTTTTTGACATATTTCTTTTACTGTCATATACCTAAATTTCAGTTCAGGAAAATGTTCTAAAAGAGTTTTTTCTTTAATACCACCAACACCAGCAACGTTATCAGAATCATCACCACATATTATTTTTAATGTAAGTGCATTCAGATAATGATGATTAAAATACATTATATAATTATTTTTAGTTACTGGCTGATCAATGTTTGGAAATATGATTGTTATATTTAAATCCAATAATTGTGCAAAATCCCTGTCGTTTGAATAAACAAAAAGTTCTTCTTTGTTATTATGTTGTATACAATATGCTGCAATGAGGTCATCTGCTTCGACATCATCCATTTCGATTTGTCTGAGAAATAATTCTTCAGCATATTCTTGTATTCTCATTCTTTGTTTTAATACTGACTGTTCTTTTTCTCTTTCTCTGCGAATTTCAGCAGCAGTCATTTCAATTTTTTTATGCCATTCTTTGGTTTTACGATTTTCTTTATAGGCATTATCAATACGGTGACGATAAATCCCACCGCCTTCTCCATCCCATGCAAGTATTACTTTATTAATCATGTGTGCTTTAATAAGCATACGGACAGTTGTAAGGAACTGATACAAACCCCCAATGTGTCCAAAATTGGGAGTATATGTATCTTTCGCTCCATGATATGAACGCTGTAAAAGATAAGACGCATCAACTACTAACGTTCTTGTTTTCATTCTTCAGTAATATTTGTTACTTCTGCTTTTTGAATAAGATCATTATCATCACTAATAACATTTCCTTCTGCATCCATTGGTTTGGCTTTGATAGTTATATCATCAGCAGTAATAGTATCATCTTCAAAAATATTTCGGAAGTGAAGTATGTTTTTCTTTTTATATTCTGCAACACTTGCATCATCACCATATATAAATCCATGTGGTGTTGAACCTATCTTTCCTTCTAATGAAATACCACCCTTTTCACCATCAATATGATTCTTAGCAATATTAACTTTATTTCTAAACCCAAAATTAACGTCTCTACTTTTACATGCTGCAGTTAATCTTTCAGTTCCGTGTGTAATAATACCACCAAAATTATAAATAAGTCTTGCTCCAAAGAACCAAGTTTCACCGCCTTTATGTTTAACAACTTTATTCATTGAATCGTACCAAATTTTCTGAACAGCACCAATTGTATTTGTGTATAGACTATCAGTTCTTCGACTATTGGGTATTGTATTATTCAATATGGACATAAATGCTTTCTCATAAGCACCAGCATTCCACATATTATTATCACTATCATTCTTTTCAAGTGCATTGATTGTCTTGATACAATTTAATGTACCAATAGAATCTATTGCAAAATACAAGTCAAACGGTAAATTACCTGCTGCTTGCTGGTCAATGAAATAATAAACACCTTTCGCCATATCTTCAATAGCTGCTTCTTTTCTCTCTTTTTTTTCTGCTTTATCAAAGTTTTCAAGAAGAAATTTATTCTTAACCAAAATATAATCACCATTCCAGTCAAAACCCATAAGAGTTAATCTTTCATTACCTTCATCAATGTTGTTTTCAGTATCAATTATAATTGGTAATACTCCCATTTTTTGTGCATTAACTATTGAACGCATTAATGCTGTTGATTTACCAGTATTGGAATATCCACGAAATAGTGTTACGTATCCCTTTGGCACACCGGGCATGCCAGTCGCTTCTTGGAGTGCATCATCAATCGGAATCCAAATAAGTGGTTTAGAGGGAACTTTTTCTGCTCCAATTTTTTTCTTATAATTATCCAATGAAAATGTTTTCTTGGCTACAGGTTTCCTTGTTTTATTATTATCAGGAACACTACTTTCTTCTGATAAATGTACTAATTCTTTTGCCATTTTAATTAAAATTGTTAATAAGATAATAAAGGGGAAACTTTCATTTCCCCCTTATTTTGTTTTAGTAATTTTTAGAAAGGAAGATCATCATACTCGTGATTATCGTTTTCACTTTCATTGCTCTTGTTTGTGTCAGCTACTGGAGCACCTGAAGTCACATTAACAACTGGTGCTTGTGCTGGAGCATTTTGTAATGCTGACTGTCCAACATTCACTGCATCGTCTTTGTATTCGCCAACTTTGTCAGGTGTAATGTTACTAATCGTAACCCTTGGATATTCTTCATCGATCAAATCAGATGCCTGTTCGAATGCTGCATCTTCATCTGCATCGAGATTACGGGTACGAGTATTGGCTGCTTCTTCCAAGTCAGGACGACCCGGGAACACCCAATGTTTGTTGTTTGAATCAGTATCATCCCAATAAGGGTTAGTACCGTTTGCCACAGATTCAAGAAACTCGTAAGGTGGCATACCCGGTGCTTGTTTTGGTTTGAATACTTCTCTCCAATTGATGCTGTCTTCAAGCCATTCTTGCATAACAAGATTGTCACCATGAAGCAATGATTTACCACGGAAAGTAATTGCAGAAATCTGCTTGTAAACATGACCATTGAATTCACTGTCAGACATGGTGATACTTAAGTCAGTACCGTTTTTTGGGTCTGCAAAGTCTGCCTGATTAATCTCTGTGTATTCTCTAAGAATAGGAAGGAGTTTATCAAGTGTACCCTGATTTTTGAAGTTGTGTTTAAATCTCCAAAATTTAACACCGTCTTTTTCAGCACCTTTATCAATACCACGAACAATATAGAATTTCTTTGCTTCCCATTTGTTGGCTTCTGTAAAGATTGCTCTGTTTTTTTCGTAGATTACTAATTCGTCTGCGTTCAGAGTTTCTTTCTTTCTACCCTTTAATGATGGGTTTTGCTGTGCAAGTAATTTCTTTGCTTTGTCGCATAATGGGCATGGAGCAGGAATCATAAGAGGTTGACCGTTTGTGTCAAATACTGGCTTTCCATTTGCCACTTTCTGAACTTTAACGTCATTGTGAGCAGGACAGTAGATAACTGTGCCGTGTTTCTTTTTTCCGCCAGAAGCGTTGGTAGGTGCAACATGGAAGAATGCTTCTTCAATGTATTTCTTACCTTGTTTTGGGGGGAGGATTCTGAAAATCTCTTTGTTTTTACGGGGAACGAAAAATTTCGCTAAGATTTCCTCTGATGTTTTGCGTTTTTTTTGATTTTGTTTGTTCTTAAAATCATCAAACTCTTTTCTCAATTGTGACAAATCTCCACCTTGTGGGTTTGTCTTTTCATTTGTGTTTTCCATTTTAATTTAATTTACAGTAAAGTTATTTTTCAATTATAAAAATTGTGCTACAAATATAGCCTTCATTTCTCATAAATACAAGACTTTTTTTATTTAGTCTAAATAAAAATAAGATTTTTTATAGAAAATGATAAAATTTTATGGTTTTAAGAAACCATTAGATACAACTGTGAATGAAAGGGTTTGTTTGTTTTCATAATAGTTACCATTTTTCATTCTGATCTGAAGGTAATAGTCCTGCGGAATCAACCATGACGTATCGAGATTAAACTCATATCCTGCATTTGTTCTATTCACTGGTGTAAATGGTATAATATTGATTTCATATTTTTTTCCTACTGTTGTGAATAACCTGTATTCAATGTCCAAAGGTAAGAAATTATTTTGATTTGCATAGAGTTCTCTGATAGTTAATTTAATTTTTTTTGTAACACCCGCAGTAACGTTTTCTTTTTCACCAATTCCCCAGAAATAAAAGAAATAATTTTGAAAATTAATCTGGTTTGATTGATCAAAGGTATAATATTTATCTTGAGATATCAAGTAAAATTCAGCATCATACGTAAAATTCTTACCGTTAATAGTTACATCCCATACGTCCCTAAATAAAACAGCATCTGGATATGTCTGAGAATCAACATTTAAAGTGATTTTATAAATGCCTTTACTTACATTAATAATTGAATTACCACTAAGAGTAGCCACTAAATTATCTTGATAGTCAAATATGTCAACTTTATTTACTGTTATATTTTGTTGGAAACCACCTACATTAACATATAAATATAAATCATTATCTTTATCGAGATAGAAATAATTTCTATCATCAGTAATAGTATCATCAATTATTGTTTCGATGAATGGTTCATAAAATGTATTTGTATGCTTTGCAAAAAATGCAACTGCTTGTCTGAATTCAGTTTCAAGTGTTTCATAACTATCTGGAAACTTAATACCAATACCAAAAGAATCACCAGAATATGCCGTTGTGCCAGTATAGCCAGTACCGAATATTCTTTGATTTATATAATCAGTAACATCAATTTCAATATTTTCATCACCCTTTTCAAATGATTGTGTGCCTAATATCTGGGTCACACCGCTAATATAAGCACCTTGTTTTGTCCAGCCACTGGTTGTTGTTCTGGCTGACCAGTTAACTGCCTGTGGAAACAAAACGGGATTTATAACGTCAACATAAATAAAATTAGGGTCATTATATTCAAACACATAACCGCTACCTTCATCCCAGCTTTCATTAACATTAAATAATTCAAGATTAAAAGCACTTGCTCTGTCGATATTAAGACTATATGATTTCTTTCCTATATATTCTGGTGCATATCTAATACTATTAGTCATATGCAATATATGTTTTTTTATTCTCTCTGGATTTATCGACCCGTCAGCAATCTTAGCACGTATATCATCAAAGTCAATGTCAAAAATAAATCTACTTACCTGTTTATTGAAAGTACCATAAGATATTTCAGTAACAGGGTTTTGTGAATTATTGGTTAGGTTGTGACCTATCAATGTATCATTCTTTGAAAAATATGATCTGAAAGTTGACATTCTCTTTTTCTATATAAATACCTCACAAACAAAAAAGACTACACTTGGTAGTCTTTTTATTATTGTTATTTGCCATTTATTATTGAATTGGCTTAATGTTGTTTTTAATTAAAATCTGTACGGCTTCTTTTTTTGTCATTCCACCCATAACTCCAGCCATTGCATCAGGCATTCTTAATGTCTTCTTTGCAATTTGAATCTGATGCCATGTTGGTGGGTCATTTCTTTTTATGTCGTCTTCTCTTGATTCACCAAGTTCATCTTCTTTTTTCTCTGGTTCTAATTCTCCTACTGCATGAATTTCTTTAGAATTGTTAGTTTCATCACCTTCAGGTTCAACTGTTCTTGGTTTTCTGCTTGTATCTGGTACTTCATCACCTACATTATGAGGTTTGAATCCAAGTAAAACATCTTCCATGTCTTTGTCATTACCTTCACCACCAGTAGCATCTGCGCTTGCATTTGCCTGTGCTGAATCATCAGGGGTATCTTTGCTTGTATAATACTCTGGGTCTTCTGTAAGATGGTCAATAGTGATTTCTAAGGCATACATCGGGTCATCAGTGTGCTCCATTTCAACTCTCATACCCATTAATATTTGTTCAGGGTCAAATTCAAGTGCTGATTTTCCTTCACCTTTGCCACCGGGTATCATTTCGCCAGCTTCTTCTTTATCTTTTGCAATCTGATCAATTTCATCACTTTCTGGTTCATGTCCCATTCCCATACCATCCATTTCTTTCCAACCTTTTGGATATAGTTCAGGATTATCTTTTTCAACCTGATTAGTATCATCACCTGCTTCAACATCGTTTTCAGTACCCATTTCAGTTTCTGGATTAACATCGTTTTCGCTACCTTCAAGTCCTTGACGTTCTGCGTCCATAAATTCAGTATCGGTAACATTATCATCACCTGTCATTGGTTCTTGAGATTTTTCGTTCATATGAAAATCACTACCAACAGCAACTTTTTCATTATCACCATAAGCACCGCTAATATCACGTTTAGCTATTTTTGCTGCTGCTCCTGCTCTTTTGTCGATTGGCATTTCCAAATCTGGTATTTCTTCATAATCATCCTCACCTTCCATATTCTCAGTTAACTTAATTGTTGTTTGTGGTTTTTTCTTTTTATGTGGCATCTGATTTTTTGGTTTGAATTTCTTACCTAACTGATCGGGATAAAAACCAACTTCCTTTTTACCCTTTTCTTCCTCTTCTTTAACAAACTTATCCAATTCAGGTGCTTTAACTCTTATTGCAGGGTTGATTGGTTTTTCATCAGCATATGCCTTACCTGTCTGCATTTTATCAAAACTATCTTTGCCAAATGGAACTGAATCTATTTTTCTGATTGCATCTTCATAAAGACTATCAATTGGTTCTTCATCTTCGACAGTGACATATTGTTGAATTGCATCGAATAATTCTTTTCCGTATTGTGCATTAAATCTTCTTAATCCGCTTTCATCTAATTCAACCACTTCTTCATTTGGTGAATCAAATGTAAAATTTGTCAACATAACACCATTAACATTATATACACCGTCTTGATCACCAGCACTTGATTGTACTTTAAATGTAAATGTTATATCATTTCCTTGTTTATCTTTGCAAACTAATTCAACATAACTTTGTTCTCCACTTCCTTGTGAATTACTCTGTTCTATCTTAAGTTCACCGCTTTTAAGTTGTTCGAATGCCATATTAAGTACATTCTCTGGATTTAGACTTGCTGCATCACTCATAAATGCTTCGTTTAGTCTAACCTTAGTTACTCCCTGAAATATTTCAGCGAATCTTTCTTTACTACCAATTGGTTTATAAATTTTCATTGTTTTATATTATTATTCAAAAATTATTGGATTTCTTTGACCGAATTCTCTCATATATACTCCAGCAAGGGCATTTGCTTCATTCTCCATGTCGCTGCCAGTATCACTTGAGTTATTACCTAAAAGTCCTTTTAAACGTTGCATATGATGTATTAACTCATGTGCTAATGTTCTTAACACGTCAGCTAAGTTACGATTTGATGCAACTACTCTTAATTCATTTGTTTCTGGAGTGTACTTACCAAAAGAATGCATACCTGCAGCTTCTTTTTCGTCATACGATATTACTATCTCTGGCATCTTATCTCCAAATTCAAGTTTTTCTTTCATAAACTCAATGAACTGTTTGATAACCTCATTTTTCTTCTCTATTGGAAGAATCTGTTCGTTAAGATTATTAACTCTCTTCATCATTTCTAAGAGTCGTTCTGGAGTACCGTATGAATTAAAAAATTTCATTATTAACTTTCTGGCTCTCTACCTCTTAAATATGGTGTTTCAGAATCATTATTTCTTTGTTGAATTGGTGTTTCTTTATTCCAAATTTCAGCAGCTTTTGTTTTAAACGTATTAAAATCAAAATATTTTTTATCTTCAATTATCGGAAATTGACTATTAAGGTTTGAAAACATACCATTAATATTAATTAAACCAAAATTCTCAAGGTGTTGTAATTCTTCTGGACTTAACATACCATCAGAATCAGTAAAATCATTAACAGTAGCTGCCATATCTTTTTCCGTACTTCTACTACCTACTTTAATTATTCTTGTGTTTACAAGTAATTCATCATGTAAAACTTTCCAATCAATAGCATTAAAATCACCAATGCCCTTCGGTTGTTTTGATGCTTTACCATAATCATCATCATACCATTCTTTGAGATTGACGTTATTTACCTTTTCAAATCTTTCGAACAATATTCTTTTATTATTCTTTTCCATGTTAATTTATCTCATTAAAACTGTTTTGTACGTCAATTTTAGATTTTTGTGGAAGATCATCAAAATCGGCAACAAATGAGCCATCTGGCAATTCGTTAATGCCTCTTTCATGTTGTTTTTCTCTTTCGTCTGTAAACCAATTACCTTTCCAAAAATCATTCAAGTTAAAATAAAAAGGATAACTTACGTTTTTCTTGCTCATAAGTTTCTCTGTATTACTTGGTTCACGAACTTCTTCAACGTCTGCTTTCATTGCTTTTGATTCGGCATTCAATGCTTCAACGGTTGCGTTAAGACTTGCCAATTGATCATGAATGCTTTTCATTGCTTCGATATTACTTTTAATAATATCATTTTGAAGATGATCTACTTCTTGTGCTGGGTCAGGAGCACCTATACCCATTTCATCACCCATTGGGTTTACTGGCATACCACCTTCTGGTGGAAGTTGCTCATTACCGCCTGTTTTATCAAATGCAGGTACTGGAGCATCGACTGGTGCACCTGCTTGTGGTACATCCGTATTTTGTGGCTGATCATTCGAAGGCGCAGGAGGTTCTTGTCCTTCTGGCTTTGGCGCATCTTCTTGATCTCCAGCTTCTCTCATACTTAATCCCTGACCCGTAGGCATTGGCTGACCATCCTGTGTCATATAATTATTATCAGGAACTTTGTCAAATTCCTCATTGTCACCAACTAACGGACGATATTTTGGGGATTCGTTGATTTTATAACCAAAACGATATTTAATCTTCCTAAGATGCTCTTCTGAAAGATTATTTTTTTTGTCATTTTCCATTGTCAAATGAATATTAATATACTTCTCTTAATAATTGTTTACCGTCTTTAGTAACAAAAATTTTGTCAACACGTTCAATCAAGCCTTCACGTTCATCAAGAATGACCTTCTTAGCATTAACATTATCTTCTGAAGGGTTTACTTCCTCTGTCTGAGGAACAGTAACAAAGTTATCAAGTGCTTTTTCTACTTTATTTTCCATAGTACTTATAATTATTTACTATAAATACTATGTTGTATTCAATTTGACAAAATAACTATTAGATATCTTTTAAGGTAGGTAAAATTAGGAAGTATTTTGTAATGTGACAGATAAATATCACCTTGTAGGTCTTGATATGCTACTTTTTTTATTCGTACAGAAATTCTATCAAGTATTTCCTGAATATTAAACTTAAAAAAGTCATACATTTTTAAATTTAATCCAATAATATTTTTTTCGTGAAGAAGATATACCATTTCATTTTTCAAATTATATATAGTATCGATTTCTTTTGGTAATGCATCCATTAGGTCATCAATGGTAACAATTTGAAAAAATACGGGGTCTAAGTTAATATATGTATACTTTGGCTGGAAATAAAACTGTGGAACTAATTTTATAAATGATTCAATGCCTTTAACATGCGATGTTTTGCTTTCTTCAAAACTACACTCCCAATATAATTCATTGCCAATTATTTTCTTATGAAGAATGTTAGCATTCTGTACAATCTCATTGTTGGGATTACATGCTTTCATGAAAGACCAACCAACATATAATGTCGGTAAAGTCTTATCAACTGTGTCATATTCAGTCGGTGCATTAATGTAGTTAACGTAATCAACCTGAGTGTGATTTACTAATTCTTTTTCATAAATAATGTTAGCAAGTTTCATTTTTCAGTTTATTTATATATTTCTGAATACCATCTTCTAATTCATGAAACATTGCAGTATATCCTGCAGTATATCTTAATTTATTTGTCTTTGCTTCAGTAAAATACTGATACTTATTTCTGATTTTAATTGGGGTGTCAATATACGTAATATTTTCTCTTTCTCCAAGACTTTTAAAAACTGCTTTACCAAGGTCATCAAATGTACGTGCTTTTCCCGTACCAACATTATATAGTCCGTTAAGTGGTTTCTCGATAGCCATGAATATGCATACGTCCACCACATCATCAACATAAATAAAATCTCTTAATTGTTCACCGTCTTTATAATCTGGACGATGTGACTTAAATAATTTAAGTCTTCGTGTTTCTTTTATCTGATTAAAAGCATGAAAAGCAACTGAAGCCATTTTGCCTTTATGTGCTTCTCCGTAACCATAAACATTAAAAAATTTTAATCCGTACCAATATTTGGGTTGATGTTCTTGTACTTCTGCCCATACATCGAATTGTTGTTTTGACCAACCATAAGGATTAAGTGGCTGTAATTTAATTATATCTTTTTCGTCATCAAATCCTTGTTCGCCATCACCATATGTTGCTGCAGAACTTGCATAAACCAACGGTATGTTGAATCCGAAACATAAATTCCAAATAAATATAGTTGAATTAACATTATATTCATCAAATTTATTTCTGTCCATTTCCATTGTATCAGTAATTGCACCTAAATGATAGATACAGTCAATTTCATGTGCATGTACTAATAACCAATTATAAATTGAATCCAAAGATTCTGTTTTAGTATCGAGACTAACAACACCAATATTACCCCTTCTTTGCAATTCTGCAATAAGATTTTTACCAATAAATCCTTCACCACCAGTTACTACTATCATAGCATTAGTTTTTTTATGTTACTTACTGCAAAGTTATTCATATTTATTGAGACACTATCGCTCTCATCTTTAAACTTTTCCCATATTTTTTCAAATACTTCAAGTTTTGCTTCTTTTTTAATCTTTTCAATTACATTTGTTGATGATCTGCTGTCTACTTCATAATACACTACTCCATGTCTTGAATTTTCGTGACCTATTACCTCTCTGTTTTTGTATTGATCACCAACAATCATGTAATCAATATTCAATTCTTTAACCAAGTTTCTTAATTCATCATCTGTGTTAAAGATAAATACTTTATCAACCATTCTTAAATTACGCATCATTGTTATTCTTGTGTTAATATCGTTTATTGGTCGTTTATCTCCTTTCAATTGTTTAACTCTTTCATCACTGTCAAGTCCAACATATAATGTATTGTGACAAATAACGGGTGATGAAAACAACAACAGTTCTGGATTATAAAACTTTGCATAAGTTAATAATTCAATGTGTCCTGTATGTAAGATGTCAAAACATCCGTTTGTCCAAATATTCATATTTCCTCAATTCTTTTACTTTTGTCATCAATTAATAAATCCCACGCTGGCTTTTGTCTCATAACAACATCATGATATTTACAACCCCAATCTGTAAGTTGCATTGCGGTTAATTCAGTCCAGTTTCTACCAGTATTTTGTCCTCTGGCAGACCAGTAAATGATTATATTGCCTTCATCATAAAGTTTATTGATCTTAGCAATAGCTTCATAATCTGGTTTTGAATTATCGTAACCACCTTCTGTATGGCAAATCGTGCCATCTATATCTACATAAATTAACATTATTTTTGACTATCTCCTTTCTCAATTCTGTAACTATCGTCATCGTTATGTGGTGTGCTAACTTCAAATATTTCACCTTCTTCAAGTGCTGTAAGTTGATGTGGTGTGTTGCGTTCAACATGAACAATATCGCCTTCTACAAGACTAATATGCTGTCTTGCAGCTATTCTTGTGTCAATTGTTATTAATTCAAATCTGCCTTTATTAACATACCATGTTTCAGTTTTTACTGAATGAAAATGCATGCTAAATTTTCCGCCTTTCCTGAAACGTAATAATTTTCCACAATAATCTTCTCCATTATGAATAATAACTTCTTCGCCCCATGCTTTTGGCAGATGAATATTTTTATTGCTTATGTGTGTAACATCAATCATATTATTCAATTTTATATCTATCAACAATAGCCACACCTTTTTGTGTAACTGCCCATGCAGCACACCTATTGGCAAATATTATTGCATCATCAATATTATTTTTTTCTAAATATCCCGCAACAAGTCCAGCAAGAAATGTATCTCCTGCGCCCGTGAGATCACGTACAGGGTGCTCATTAGTATTTGGAAATATCTCTTCTTTTATTTTTTTCTTTATACATGAATACCTTGCGCCCCTGTCACCAAGAGTTACCACTAAATTATTTTCGAACATATAATCCAGCCAATGCTTATTTCGAACATATTCTTTGTTGTTTACTTTAATGCAAAATATTTTATCAGACCAATTTCCAATATCTTTTTTTGTGTCCATGAATACATATTTATGATTTTTTGAAATATATTCAATATCATCAGTATCCAAATAACCTTTATCATAATCACTGATTACAACGGCATCATATTTGCCAAAATCAATCATTTCTAATCGATCAGTATCAATTCCATTTACTTCATCCTTTTCGTCAATTCTAAGTAACATTTGATTACTGATTTCATCAACAATTCTGGTTTTAGTAATACCACTATCAGTAAGAATATCACATTCAATGCCCAATCCTACAAGGTTATTGTATACATTAACTGCCATACCACCATTATCTTTACTTTTTGTCGGTTTAAATACTGGAACAGGTGCTTCAGGACTTAACCTTTCACACTTTCCGTATTGAAACACATCTTTACAACCATCACCAATTACTAATACTTTCTTCATAATCTATTTTTTAAAAATTGCTGTTAAACACCAACGTCCCGGTGTGTTTTCAAATCTTATGTCTTTATAACATTCAATTGTTTTAAACCCATTTATTTCAAATAATTTCATTAAACTTTTTTCGTTAAAATAACTAACGTGTTGAATTAGTGTATCAAAAGCCTTCTCATATGGTATTGAAATAATTACATACCCATTTGGTTTTAATATTCTATACGCTTCGCTAATAACTTTATTTAAGTCTTTTTGAAATATGTGCTCCAGTGTGTGAAATGTAACAATAGAATCAAAATAATTGTCTTCTGAATCAACATTAATTAAATTAGAAAACCTGAACTTGACTTTATCAGCAACATTTGTTTTAAATTTATTTCTTATAGCGGTATTACCAAAATCCAATGCTTTTTGATTAATATCAAATCCAATTGATTCTTTTACGCTTTCAAATTCTGCAACCAAAAAATTAATATAACCACTATTAGAACCCAGATTTGCACATTTTTCACCAAATAATCCACTATATTGTTTTACTATAGTATATGTGATATGTGTTCTGTGCCAATTATCATCAAAATTTCTAATATAGTCTTCTTTATCTA